ATAAGTCATGGATAAATCCCACTTTTCAACCTTTCCATTTTTTTCAAAAGGAATAGCTTTGGTTAGTGTTTTAGTTACTGCCATTTTTATTTCTCCTTTATTTATTATTAAGATTCTAATGCTGCGACTCTAGCAGTCAACGCATCTATTTTATCATCAGCTTCTTGCAAAGCTTTTACTAGAATTGGTACAAACTTTTCATATTGTAACTGATATTGTTTACCATCACCTGATTGATTAGAAACTAAATTAGTTTTATTAGATAGTTTATGATTTATTGATTCTTCTAAAGCTATAACATCTTGTGCTTTAAAACCTAAATCCATCCAGTCTTCTTTATGTGTTCCATCATGGGTTACACTATTTAAGTCAGTATCAGGGTTTGCATCCCAATCAACATATTTGGCTCGTTTATCCCAATAATAAGTGTATGGTGTTAAAGCATTTACAAAATTTAAACCTGCTGTTAAAGGTTGGAAATCTGTTTTATCTCTTTCATCAGAAGCTACTGTTAAAGAAACTTGTACGTTAATTTTACTTACGTTTGAGTTACCTAAAACACCTTCATTATTACCTGTTGTTATAGAACCTCCGGGTGAATTAGAACGACCTGTTTCTTTACCAACAAAAAAGTTATTTCCACCACTTGTTACATCTTCACCTGCTTTATAACCGATTGAAGTATTACCAGCTCCTGTATTATTTTCTAATGCTTGGAATCCTATTGCAACACATTCAAAAGCAGTTGTTGCATCCATAAAAGCTTCTCTACCGATTGCAACATTTTGATTACCAGTTGTTACATCTTCACCACAAGCAGAGCCTATAAAAATATTTTCACTAGCTGTAGTTATTGAATTACCTGCATTGTAGCCAATAGCTATGTTATGGTCTCCTGAAGTTAAATCAGTTAATGCACTACCACCTAAAGCTGTATTTTGAAATGCTCCTGCTAAACCTGATGCAGATGCAATATTGTATCCTACAAAAGTATTCTGATAACCTGCTAATGCTCCTGAAGCATTTGAAGCTACAGAATGTCCAATAGCTACAAGCTGTGATGTACTAGCTGAAGATACAACTGCTCTACCTGCATAGTTACCTATTGCAATGTTTCCATTTGCACCTGTGGTTTGTCTAACTAAAGTATCATATCCAATAGCTATATTGTCAGAAGAACCACTTTGAGCAGTAAGTGCTCTATAGCCAATTCCCATGTTTCTAGTATGGTTTGTTGTGGCTAAAGCACCAACACCAAAGGCTGTATTATCTCCTGCTGTTGTAGATGCTTCTAAAGCCCCATAACCCATTGCAGTATTGTTAGAACCTGTGGTATTTGCTCCTAGTGCCTCATGCCCAACGGCTGAGTTTGAGCCACCAGTCGTACTTGCATCTAATGATGCTCTACCAAAAGCAGTATTACTTGCTCCGGTTGTATTACTAGCTAACGCATTAGAACCCATAGCAGTATTATCGTTTGCTGTAGAGTTTGTACTTAATGCTGTTCTTCCTACAGCCGTATTGTGTTCTCCTGTAGTGTTTGCTGTTAATGCTTGATAACCAATAGCTGTGTTAAGAGTTCCTGTAGTGTTTGCTTTTAAAGCATCCATACCAACTGCGGTGTTGTTATCTGCTGCATTAACTACCAAAGCTTCACTTCCAACGGCTGTATTTCCTGCCCCTGTTGATACATCTCTTAATGCTTCTGAACCAAACGCTGTATTGTCATTACCTGTTGTTAAATTAGTTCCCGCTAAATACCCTACAAGCGTACTATATGTAGCAGTAGTTACTGCTTCACCCGCATCTTTACCTACCGCCACGTTTCCACTACCTGTAGTATTTGCTGTTAAAGCATTATGACCTACGGCTACATTAGACGAAGCAGTTGTAGCTGTAGCTAAAGCATTTGTTCCAACCGCAACATTAACTGTTCCTGTGGTGTTAGCTGTTAAAGCAAGAGAACCAACCGCCACGTTGTTACTAGCAGTTGTATTAGCTTTTAAAGCTTCTTTACCAATGGCAGTATTAGTCGCTCCCGTTGTATTTACTGTTAATGCTTCGTGTCCAAAAGCTGTATTACCATCGGCAGTAGTATTTGCTCCTAATGCAGCATAACCCGCAGCAACATTACCATTACCCGAAGTATTAGCATCTAAAGAATATGCACCCACAGCTACATTAGAATGCCCACCTGAATTTGAAAGTAATGCGTTTCTACCTACAGCCGTATTGTTATCTGCTGTTGAGGCAGCACTTAAAGTTCCATAACCTATTGCTGTATTTGAATCTCCTGTAGTGTTAGCATCTAAAGCATAAGTACCAAAGGCTGAATTAGCTGATCCTGTGGTATTTGCTCCTAGTCCTTGAAACCCTACTGTTGTATTATTATCACCAGTAGTTAAAGCTGCAAAAATATCTATACCTACACCTGTATTGTTATCAGCAGAACTAATAGTTCCTGTAGTAGCATCTCCAATCATTATAGATGAAGTACCAAAAGTCTTAGCATCTGATAAATCATTTATCGCAGAAGCTCCACCACTTGCAGCATTTTCCCAAGCTACTCCACTTCCTGTTGAAGTTAGTACTTGTCCATCACTACCTTGTGCTCCACCGACTAAATAATTTGTTGCATTTACTGAACTATTAAATGTTGCAGCACCTGCTGATGACATATCAAGGGTTAAGGCAGTTATTCCTGAACCACCATCATTACCATAGAATACTATATCTTTGTCTTGTACTAAAGACTGTATATAAAAATCATTACTAGTCTGATAAAAAGTACCATAATTTGTACCATCATCTTTTAGTATTATTTGTGTAGTTGCATCAAGATTTAAAACTCCTGTTACGTCTACAGTTAAATCTCCACCATCTGAAATAGTTGAACCATTAATAGTTATATCATCTACTGTTAAAGTTGTTAATGTTCCTAAACTGGTAACATTAGTTTGTGCTGCAGTTGATAAAGTTCCTGCTAGTTCTCCGCTAGAACCATAAATAACAGCTTTACTGTTTACAACTGTATTAGCTGTAGAGCCATCTAATAAATTTAGTTCAGCAGGTGTAGAACTAATTTGTGTTGTTGTAGCTGCTGCCAAGACTGGAATATATCCACCTTGGTTAATTAAATACTGTGTATGGTCTGAAGTTGGGTCTACAATACTAAGTGTAGTTTCGTTTGAATCTGCTGTAGCTCCTTCAAAGACAATAGCATTTGAAGCCTGCATAGTAACTGTATCTGCTGTAGTAGTTGTTCCTGCTACAGTAAGTTTAGGAACTAATAGTTCTCCTGTGCTTGGATTATATCTTAAAGCACCTGTATCATCTAATAATGCATTTGATTCATCATGGAATACTACAGGGAAATTAGTATTAGCTGTACTATCTGATACTGTAACTGTTGAAGCTAGTGTTGCTGTTGCAGCATTTCCTGTAGTATTTTGGTTAAGTGTACCAATTACGAAGTCTAATGTATTATCACCATCTTCATAAGTTACAGTAATACCTGTTTCAGTATTAGAGCCAACCATTGCACCGACTGTATCGGCAATGTATTCGTTTAAAGCTGTACCATCAACTGTTATTGCGTCAGCTTCTAATGTTCCATCTATGTCTGCATTACCTGATATATCTAGTTCTGTTGCAATAATTTTATCATTAAAAGTAGCTGCACCTGCTGCTGACATATCAAGGGTAAGAGCAGTTACCGAAACACCACCATCGTTTCCTGTAAATATAATATCTTTATCTGATACAGTTGATCTAATTGTTAGATTTGAAGAATCCATATTAACATGACCAACCTCTGTACCATTATCTTTAAATCTTATTTGATCTCCTGCTGCATCAAGAGTAATATCTCCTGCAACATCTAAAGTTAAATCTCCACCATCAGATATGGTTGAACCATTAATTGTAATGTCATCTACTGTAAGTGTTGTTAGAGTGCCAAGGCTTGTAACATTAGTTTGTGCTGCTGTTTGTAGTGTTCCTGTTAAATTACCTGAAAATCCTGTTGATGTTAATAACCCTGTTGAAGGATTATATGTTAAACCTGTATCACTTTCTGCTCCTTGAGAACCTGTAGCTCCATCAACAAAGATAGGATATACTGTCTCGTCTGTAGAGTTATTAGCTGAAACTGTAATATTATCAGCAGTACCTGTTGTATCTTGGTTAAGAGTACCAACTGTAAAATCAAGAGTATTATCTCCATCTTCATAAGCTACAGTTATTCCTGACTCTGTGTTAGAACTAACCATAGCTCCAACTGTGTCAGCTATATATTCATTTAAAGCTGTTCCATCTACAGTTATTGCATCGGCTTCAAGAGTACCATCTATATCTGCATCTCCACTAATATCTAAAGTAGCTGCATCTAGTTCTCCTGTTAATGTAATATTACGGAATGAAGCAGCATCTTTATTAGAATCTACTACAACAGCTTTAGAAGCTGCTACAGTTCCTGCTGTAATTCCATCAAGCATTTCAAGTTCAGCTTCTGTTAATTCTGCACCTGAACCTAATGTAAGTGTTCCTGTTACTGTAAGATTATCATTAACTGTTACTTCAGAAGTTGTGTGACCTATTGAAACTGGAACACCTGATGTTGCAGTACCTATAGTAATACCATTTGAAGTATTAGAGTTGTCTATATTTAATGAGGTTGTTGCGTCTAATGAAATTGTTGTTCCGTCTACTGCTAGTGTTCCATCTATATCTGTATTGTCTAAGTTAGAAGTTCCATCAACATCTATATCACCTGCAACATCTAAACCTGCTGCACCTGCTAAGACTAAATCATCTGCTGATGTATCCCAAAGCATGTAAGCACTAGCTGTATCACCAAAGAATTTAACATCATATCCTGTATCATCTACTCCAACAGTTATTGTATTATCTACTTGAATAGCACCATCAAGGTTTGTTGTTCCTGAAACTGTTAATAAGTCTGTAGTTACTGTTCCATCAAAGTATGCATCTTTAAATTCTAATGAGCTTGTACCTAAATCTATGTCGTTATCTGTTACTGGTACAATAGCTCCATCTTGTATTCTAATTTGTTCTACTGCTGCTGAAGATACCTCTACAAAGAATCCCCATCTATTGTTTGTGCTGTCTGCAACTATCTTGTTTAAAAAATCTAAATCACCTATAGTATGGATATTACCACCATGCCCTGCTGTTCCATCGTGTCTGTGACCCGTAGAACTAGCACTACTTGAACTATAAGTAAATGCGTTTACTAATTGGTTATATTCATCATTAAATAAAGCTGCTGTGATAGTATCACCATCACTCATTGAACTTTGTCGTGTATAACTCTGTGCCATTTTTATTGTCTCCCTGAAGGTTCGTAATCTATGTATATGCCATTAATTGTATAAGGATCATTTTGATCATTACTAAAAACTCTAAAGTAATTACTATGTCCACTTCCTTCTACAGTTTGTCTAGTAATCGGATCAGAAGGTGCTCCAAACGTATAACCACCTGATGTACCAAATGTTGCATTTCCAAACAACGAAGGTTTAGATACTGATAATGTATAATCTGCAGGTTGTGGTGTATCTGTATTATCATAATCATATCTAATTTTAAAACTTGGAGCAATGTCTCCTTCTGGTGTTACAGATAATTTTACATACTTTAATGTTTTAAGTGTTCCTAAATCTCCATAATCTAAATCAGGTGTCTGATACTCTGCATTAATATTAGTTGCAACTGTTGCAGGATTAAAACTAGTTCCTGTATCGTGGTTATACACGTATCCGTTGTAATCTCCATGATAATGTTTTTCAATTCCACTTGAATTAAATCCTGAAGCTGCTGCAGAACTTGCATCTATTCCTAAAGTTTCAGACCATTGAAATTGTGTAAAGCCTTGTTCATTAGTTTTTAATGTTCCAATTACTCCTTCTGATGCTGTTCCTGTAGAACTTGATCCATAGTATAAGCGGTATTGAGATTTATCTCTAATAACAATACTGCTTATATTATAGCTTGAAATATTATCAGCAATGTCTTTCATTATTGGTTGTATAGACCTACTAACTGTTCCTAATTCTACGTCACCAATTCTTACTGTACCTGCTAATGTTCTTATTCCATCTGGTGCTAAGAATACTAAGTCACCACCAATCTCTTGAATACTTCTACCATCTAAACAACCTATGTTTTGTGTAATTGGTTGTACAGCTATTGTAGAGGAATTATTTATATTTACTAATTTATAAATACTGTTTTTACAAAAGATTATTAAATCATCCCTAAAGCTTCTTAATCCTACTACTTGATCATCTAATACAATACTACCTGAACCTGTAGAACTAAAATCATCAATATCACTTGTACCACTATAATAAATTGTGTTAGGTGATGTGGCTGCTCCTGATACTACTAAATGTTTATCATGTATTGTACAGAACTTAGGATAGTGTGATCCACTTACTGTAATTTCTTTAGCAAAATAAGTTCTATCACTTAATGCTCCACTTCCTGTCATCTTGAAGTAAAAAGGTTTAACACCTGATCCTTCGTCTGTAATTATAACTTCTCCATAAGTTGTATCACCTTCGTAAGTTATAAAATGTGCTTTACCTTGTGAAGTTCTTGCTAAAGCACTACGTCCTGTAAACGTACTATAGTTATCGCCTCCACCCGCTACACTATCTCTATTAATCTGTAACCAACTTGTTCCATCTAAACTAAAATATATATTAGTTCCTGAACAAGCTATAACTCCATCTGCATAAACATGTAATCCTAATATATCATTTGTACTATTAGGTCTAGCAGCACTACCACCACCTAGTACTGAAAATCCATTAATTCTTCTATACCCACCTGCAACATCTACTTCAAAGTTTCTTAACCTTGTAGCTGCTCCGGGTCTACGAAGTAATTCAAAAGAACTAGAAGCTTTGTCTAGTCCTCCTTCACATGCTAATGCGTATGGTTGTGTTGCCATTAAATTCTATCGTCTGATACGTATTTAGGTACAGGATTCATTAAAGTAGATTTCATTCTTTTTAATCCTTGTTTATAATCTTCTAAAGCAAAAGCTGCTTGTTGTGGAGAATCTTTAAACTGATGGAAATGATACCTTGCTCTTGCCATAAGAACAGGAACAAATACATCAGGAAAAACTATTGTATCTCCGTGAGCACTTAATGCTGTTGGTAAATCCCAAGCAAAGAACCAAACCCTATAAACTTTATCAGGTATTGGACTTACTCCAAACTTCCTTGCATCAGGACTACGAATAACGTATTTAGGTTCACCATAAGTTTGAGTATCTGCATCATCTACATTTTCAGATTCTCTCATATGATCTTTCCATTCTTCAGTAGTAACAAATTTTAAATTTCTACTAGTATAAGGAGTACTTGCTCCGCTTACACCAATAGTAGTAAGATAAAAATTATCCCAATCTACTGAACCATAGTCAGACGTAATGCTTGAACTAGATTCTTTTAATTCATACCAACGAGTACCTGCTGTAGTTTCTACATAGACATTACCATAAAAAGGATCGGTTGCTCCACTTTCTCCTGTAGCTAGGAAAGCCCATTGAGGCTCATCCATAACTATATCACTATATGCTCTATTAATACAGTCTTTAGCGTGTCCTTGTATTCCTATTGCACTACCAAAATTTGATGAAGTTAATACAACTTCGTTAAGTTCTCTTAGTAATTCATTAGTTAATTGTAAATAGGTGGTTGCCATTTTACTTTATACCTTGTTGATTATCTCTTTCTCTATTTTGTTTATCTTCTGAATTATCGTAAGCACCTTCAAATTCTGTTATGTCATTAAAGTTTACTTTAGTTCCTGATTCGTATTTACCTCTAGGCATTTACTTCTCCTTATTAAAAATTCTATCCCAACCATCTTGATATTTTTGTTGGTTTTCTTTTGTATAAAACTTTCCAGATAGTCCTAATTTTTTATTTCCTTTCTTTTTATTTTTTAAAACTACTGGCTGTGAATCTGATCCTACTTGTGGCATTATTTTTTAACTTTTGTATATGCTTCGTTTTGTAAAGTAGTCGGATCATCTTTCTTGTATGTTCCTTTTTTAGTTCTTGCACGAACTGATTTTGTTCCGAAATAATAATCCATTCTTTTATTATATCTTTTAAACCAGTCTTGTTGCCATTTATTAAATTCTGTTTGATCCCAAGTTGTTATCATCTTATTTTCCTTTTAAGTGTAAGGGGGAAGAGAACATAAAATTTCTTCCCCACTTACTAGTTTCTATTAGTCAATCGCATAGAAAGCTGATACTAGAGCTTCACTTCTAAGTACATCTGCACCATAGACATGAAGACCTCTAACTATATCACCAAAACTATCAGGATCACGAAGAACCTCAGTTTGTGTTATAGCTTGAGCTGTAGCAGCAGCACTAATATGACCTGCTAACACTTTACCACTTGCAGTTGAAGCAGCAGCAATGTTATTAGACTTGTACATATTAAAGCCACGTAGCTTTCCACTTGATACTAACCCATTTCTAAGCGAACCTTGACCCGCATTATAGTCAACAGACATTAGCTTTGAACCAGACTGAGACAGTTGCTCGTACCATGAAGGGGGAGCAACGAACCATCTTCCTTCTTCAGGAACATTTTGTTCGTCTAAAAGTCTAGCCATGAAAGCCATGACATCCAAAGGATCAGTACCAGTTCCATCAGACCCTGTAAGGTCTATAGAATTAGTACCGCCTTGGTGTTGACCCATAGTTTGAGTCGCAGCAGAAGCGTCTGCACCTAATACGTGATCAGGTGAAGAACTCGATACTCCACTAAATAGTTCAGCTATAACACCCTCATCAAAAGCATCTTTCAATGCGTAAGCTGCTGAAGAAGACGCTGCTTCTTTCCAGTTTACGTGAGACATTGATTTTTCAATATCATCAACTTTAAATTTGAATGCGTTAGCTACGTCTACTACTAGAGTTTCTTCTGCATCAGTTAGTTTAGTTTGAGTAACGTCAGCACCTCTTTCATACTGATAAACAGTAATTGTAGGTTCTTTAACGATTCTCACAGTATCTCCGAAAGCAGATATTTCACCGGAATAATCGGTGTTTGTGATTGCTTCTGCAACCGAAGCTTTTCTGAAGAAGTTAAGAACCTTCTTAGAATAAACTTTGGGCATGAAGAAAGCATTCGTCTGTCCACTTACGGAGTTTGCAAAGTTACCATTAGTATCAGTTGACTGCTCAAATAGAGCGTCTGATTGGTTATACGCCATAATTATTCTCCTTGAATATTATTACTAACTTTGTTATTATTTAACCCTGCCTTCCCTTACAGCTTGGTCTATCTCGGCTTCTAACCGATCAAACTCATCCATAGGTAGGGCAGCGATCTCCTCTTGTGTCCATATCTTAGGCTCATTAGTTTCTACAGTTGTTGTCTTAGTAGACACCATATCTGCAGCTTCATTCGCCTTCGATTGAGACTTTGGCTTGGTTTTTTTAGGAGTACCTGTTTGAATACCATTTTCAAATTTAAAAAGGTCTATAGCCTTACTAGCAAGAGCTACATTATTAGGATTATTA